GTAGACTTATTACTCCAGATACTCAGATTAGGTTTAATTGTAGACAACATAGACTTTATCTGGATATTGATTGGAAAGAATTTACTGAAGATCAGTACATTGTTCTTGATTGTCAAAGAGCAGTGAATCCTGCAACCTTTGATGGACTTTTTAATGATTGGTGGTTAAAGAGGTATTTGACTGCTACAATAAAGAAACAATGGGGTCAGAACCTCATTAAGTTCCAAGGAGTTTTAATGCCAGGTGGTGTTCAACTCAATGGAAGACAACTTTATGATGATGCAGTAATAGAAATAGAAGCACTCGTCGAAGAACTCAAGACGGAGTACGAATTGCCACCTATGGATATGATAGGATAATGTTATGCCACTTTCTCCGTATTTCCTTCAAGGATCAGCAAGCGAACAGAGATTAATACAAGATCTCATAAATGAGCAGCTAAAGTTTTATGGGCAAGATATAATATATCTCCCAAGAAAGATAGTTAATAAGAAAACCATATTAAAAGAAGTGGTAGCATCTACTTTTGATGATGCTTATCGCATAGAAGCATATTTGTTAAATTATGAGGGATTTGAGGGACAAGGAGATATACTATCTAAATTTGGAGTTCAGACAACAGATGCTGTAACTTTTGCTATATCAAAGGAAAGATATGAAGATTTTGTTAGTCCATTTTTGGGAAGTGATGTAGAAGTAACAACAAGACCTGAAGAAGGTGATTTAATATACTTACCTCTCGACAATACTATGTTTGAGATTAAGTATGTTGAGGCAAAGAAACCATTCTATCAATTGAATAATCTATATGTTTATACTTTAAGTTGTGAGGTTATGGATTATGCTCTTGATGAAAATATTGATACAAGTATTGCTGAAGTTGATGAGGCTGCAGTAGAGTTTGGATATACACAAAGAT